GTCCGGAGTTTCCTGATTCTGCGGGGTATCAGCCTTCTCCGGTGAGTTGGCTTTATCCCACAAATCCATCAACCTTTGGATAGGATTTACCGGCGGATCCGACGATGCCTGCTGTGAAGGATCCGTCTGTGCCGGTTCTGTCGAAGTTGCCTGCGTCTGGTCCTGCGCGGGTGCCATGTCGTGGGCCGCCGGTTCTCCTTCTGCAAACAACTGTAAATTAACGTGTTTTATCATGTGTAATTTATCCTCCTTTTGCGGGTGCCTTATCGGGCCGCAATTTAGTTCATTTTCATGGTACAATGGGTAACAGTGCAAAAAGGTCAAAATGTTTTCGGGCAAAAAACAAGGCCGGTTTTTTAACCGACCTTAATGTTTTGATTTTCTTTAACACTTCGTTTCAGCGCTGCATCAAGTTGTACCTGCTGTATCAAATCTTCCGGTGTCAGTTCGATGCCCGCTTGTGCTGCCTGTTGTATCTTCCCGGCAATCGGAAGGTCTTTAAAGGGTATCGACTGATCGGGCTTCTCCTGCGCCTGTTGCGCTGCTGCCGCCGCTTTCTGCGCAATTGCTTCTTCATGCATCTTTACATGAGCATCAAACCTAGCTGCAATTTCGGGATTGCTACGCTTGAATTCAATAAACGAAATGTCAAGCCTTACCCTGTCATGCTCTTGCTTATGCAGTTCGTGCAGGTCGTAATCTGCAAAATCAGGTTCAAGCCCTTGCATAAGTTGTCTGTTCTCCCATTTCGCCTTCATTATGTGCAGGTCCTCGATGTCGGCTGTATCCTCCCAGTTACCGAGCCTCATCATCTGTATAACCTTGGCTCGTACTTTAGGATCAACGTCATTAGAGAACAGCTTGTACTGCAGCAGTTCCTTGATTATCTGTACCCTCTGTGACGGCGACTGCATGATTTCGTCCTCGCTGTCAACTATCACGTCGTCGCTTGTCAGGTCGGAGGAATACCACTCAATGAGGTCTACCTCGTTGTTTTCTCCGACATATCTTAAAAGCCTTGGCGCGTTCGGCGGGACGAACTGTTTGTAAAGCCGAAGGTCAATTTTCCATCCCTGAATAGCCGTGTTTTTAATGTTATCTGCTGTCAGGGATATTCTCGAATCGTCGGCCTCTTTTAGTTGCTCCATTGCGTCACCGGATACCACACCGGTCGGCGGTAGCGATTGAGAAGCAAAGGGCGAAACACCGGAAATCATAGTAAACAGGTTTTCCAGTTTCGTTTCTTCTATATCAAATGCTGTCGTGCTTGCATTTAATTCAATGAATTCCGGGGGTTTACCGCCCCTGGGATACAGATGTATCTTACCGGGATAAAGCCCTTCCGCTTCGAGGTCCTCTACATCGACGGTGCCATCATCCTCGATAGCAAGATTGCCAATTGCAACACGGTTCAGAATTTCGTGCTTGCGGTTCTTGACAGCATTATACTTTCTTTGCACGGGTATAAGCCTTTCGACTATCGACGCCGGCCAGAAGAATCCCGGCCTCTCTATACATATCTGCATCTCGAACGGGAATCCATAACTGCCGTTCTTACCGACGCAGTAAATGAATGGCTTCAGTTCGCACAATTTGTCTGCAACAACAATGATGTGAAGGCCCTGCGGATATTTCTTGCACGGCAGGTGCATGTATTCCTTCACAATTTCGCTGTTTTCGAGGGTTGTGTGAGTGAATTTGTATCCAGACGTGTTATATCCCAACCCGCAACCTATCTGCGACCGAACAAGTGTGAAAACATCGATCTTGCGACCGGGCACTTTTATGTCCCACTGTTCCCAGATTTCATCAACGGTCATAGGACGTGCATGGATAATGCTCCTGCAGCCCTCTATCCCATGTGCGAAATTGCTGTCAGGATATATCTCGAATGGGCTTACAATGTCTTTTTCTATATCTCCCTCATATATCGGGTTGCCGTTTTCATCTTCTCCGATGTATCTACCGGCATTGGGGTTCCATCTGTGTTTCAGGAAACAGCATCCGGTAAGTTCGCTCCACGCCGTCATCATTGATCTTTTGACTTGCATGTCAAGGTTTGAATCAAGTCCATCCAGTATCTTTCTGCTGGTTTTGGCCGTCGCTATATCCCTTGTTTCGCTGCTTGCCGGGCGCACATAAGGAGTAGGCTTGATCTGTTTCAGTTTCGCAAGCCTTGTTTCATATATGGGAGCAATCTGGTTAAAGACTTCCATCTCCTGATAGTCAAATGCTTTGTCCTGCTGATACAGTGTACCTCTTACGAGGTCTATGTCGCAGTATTGGTTGCCGTTCAGGAAATTTATGTTAAGCATCCACTGAAGTTCAAAGTCACGCTTCATCTTGCGCCTTCTTTCAAATTCGTCATTAACGAATTTGACAGCTTCCTCCTGCGTTTTGAACGGCATGAATCCGTTATCAGGAGCTTGTGATTGATCGTCCTGCTGTTCAGGTTTCCCCATATTCAGTTTATCTTTTATGAAGTCCACAACCGCTCCCATAACGCACCTCCGTTATTCGCCCTGTCTTTTCAGTTCGTCCGATGTCCTTTTACGAATGACATTTGGTACTGTCCGTTGCTTTTCCATCCGGTAATCTCTCAGGTCCTTCGCCATGATGCGGCTGTACAGGTCCTGCCTTTCCTGTTTATGTGTGATGTTCTGTATGATGATATAGCAAATAAGAAGTGCTATAATCACCAACAATGACAGTGTATTTTCATCCATAGACTACCTCGTTATATCTGCGATAGCCTCAATAAGAAGATCGCAGTTATAGGTTTTCTTTGTTTCTTTTTCTTCCAGCTGGTCATATGCAGCTGTACTTTTTACTGTACATTCACAAACGATTACAACCTTATCTCCGGCCTTATATTTACTAATCGTTGAAAGGTCTTTATCGTTCAAATACAGCATTGGCCTCGGGTCATACACAGGTATAGGCACATCATTGCCCTTTTTGTTCTTCAACTTTTTAGGTTCTTCCAGTTTCTGAATATTGAGTTTTCCTATGTTATCAAGCGCTTTTTCTATAGCAGATTTCATTTCTTCTTACCCCCCTTGTTGGGTGCCGGGTTGTTCATGGGTTCATCATTTTTCTTTGCTACTTCCAGCTCAACGGTAAGCCTGTTGATCTCTGCGGAACCGGCCTCAAGTTCTACGCCCAAACGATTAATTTCAGTTGTGGCGGCCTCAAGTTCTACTTTAAGCCGTTCTACTTCTGCCTTTATCTGCTCGTAATCTTCGGGAACAGGAAGTTCGATTTCATCTTTGAAAAACTCTATGCCTGTCTTAATCAGGTCCAAAAGGTCTTTCTTGCATAATGTCGGGCATTGGCTCACAGGTATACCCGGCTTTTCAATCATGTAAGTGTCCCTCGATGGGCATATGTCACAAACTATTCTGTATGGATGCTGCTTAATTTTCATATCAAATTCCTCCACAAAAGAGCATTAGGGCAGGATAGTCCTGCCCCGACTATTAAATGTCAGCAGTCAGTCTCACGAAGTCCGTTGCATCGCCATACACCGCCGCTGTTTTGCCGTTTGCGATTTTAACACCATTCTTCCCGCTTGCTTTTATTGTCAGATCACGTCCGGTGCTGTTTTTAATCCAGTAAACCTTTCCAAAATTCGGTACGGCTACAATGTCACACGCTCCGCCCGCGTTGGTCGCCGTGAGTATCGCTGACTTCGCTTCAGTATCAGACAGTACCCAGTCCGCAGTACCTCCGGCGTAGTCATGTGACGATATTGCGACGTACAAATCCGGTGATGTAATCGTGGGGGTATTGATTGTGGGAGCTGTCAAAAGATTCTGCAGCCACGTGCCGAGCCTGAATCTCTTGAAGACCGGTGATTCTTTGTCTAAAAGCTTTACAGCTTCACTCGATAATGGTGTATAAGGCATAATTTACCTTCCTTTCCGCCCGCAGGCTAGTCGATTATCGTTTCTTTTACTTTGAGTTCGCCGTTTTCGATGTACGGTTCCCGTATGACCGTCTGAGGCTTTTTCTTGCCTTCGTCCTTCTTAGCCATCCAATCCCTCCTATCTGCGGTTTTTCCGCTTCATATTCCGCCATAAGCGCTCACGGTAACGCTCTATTTCGTTTTTCTCGGACTTAAGCGCCCGAGATTTCTTTGCGTGATATGCGCAAATGCCATATGTAAGCGCATCGTACTGGTGGTCGTCAACATCGAGCACCACTTCAGGATCGTCCGGGTCTTTTATAAGTTCAGGTATCTTCTCTATAAGCGTCTTGCATGTGTTAAATATCTGTAACCTGGCAGTTTTCTTCCCGGGTCTGAATGGATCATCATACGGCGTCAGATATTCATGCAAAATCGCTTTCCTGAACTTTCTGTTTTTGACACCCTGGATGAACCCGCCCGGAAGCCCGCCTTCAATATAGTGGTCTATCAGCGTCTTACCCTGTTCATCCCTAACATGTGTGTGGAAAGCGTCATGACCGGCGACGATAAACTGGAACCTTTCCATCAGTTCATTGCCCTGGTCGTCGAATATGGTAGATTTTTCAACGACCTTTTGAGCCTGTGCTTTATATGTCAGCTTCGTGGTCCGGTCCTCTTTATCGCGGGTAAACTCACGATACACATACACTGTGCCCTGCTCGTCAACCGCGAACCAGTACCACGCGAACGGATCCTCGTATCCGTTGTCAACGGCCAGCCAGCGTTTCCAGTGCTGCGGTATATCGAATGGTTTGCAGACATGTATGTCGTAATCGAATTCCGGGAAAGCAGCATCCTCATTCAGTTCCCAGCTACCAAACAGCAGCGCTCTCTTTTCCTTCTCCGGCAATTTCATCAGGTTTGTGATGTATTCCGGGTCGTCGCGCATCAGGAACTCATTCTCCCATACGAGGGCCGGAATATAGCAGCGCGTTTCGTACTTTTCCTCGCCGGAGAACGGATCCCGGCCAATATATTCCTTGAACATCTTGCACGGTTCGCTAGTGCCGACCTTAAACAACTTTTTCAGGTACTTGTGCCCCGGACCGTCAGGGTTGCTGGTCATTTTGATCTGTTTCGGGAAGTTGTTGGCACCCCTGCATCGTGACTGCATGTACCGGAGCCTGAATTCCGAGAACTCCGTCGCTTCGTCGAACCGGATAATGTCGTATTCTGCTGACTTGTAAATGCTTACTCTATCGTCGGTGTCAAGGTATCCGAACTCTATAATGCTGCCGTTGATGTGATACCAAGTCATGTCATTTTCGTTCCACTCGAACCGATCCGACGGGTAAAGCTCATGTGATTTACTTATCAAGGAACGTCTTAACTCCGGGAATGATTCACGGAGTATAAGCTGTCGTATTCCGGGATAGCGGTCAGCACAGATCATTGCGTCTATCAGTTGGGCGTATGATTTGCCCCCGCCTGCTGCGCCCTATTCAGCCTCCGAACAGCACCAGCTTAGCATCGCACTGTATGAACAAGCCCTGCTTATATGTCACTTTGATTTCAACGTTTTTCGGTTTTGACAAGACCGCTCTGCGCTTGAAGCTAGTTTTTGCCATTCGGATTGACCACCCCCTTTAGCTGACCCATCTATCCATTTACATCATGCAACATCCCGGCCAACAAAAAGGTCAAAAAGCAAAAGCGGCCGCCGCATACATGCGGACAGTCACCTCTGGGAGAGATACTGCTATGCAGTTTTATTATGGCATACTTGGCATGTCAGGCGGTCAAATTGTGCAGCGTAGCCTTGCCCTTCTCAGTCAGCCACGCCCCGAACACAGAAAGGCCGGATTTTATGTACCCTTTCCGCTTCAGTTCTTCAAGTTTTGCACGAACAGCCTTAGTTGAATACTTTGCGCAGATTTCTTCCTGGAATTTGTCACGCACTCCACCATAAGGCATTGAGCAAAGTTTAAGGCAGTCGATTGTCTTATCCTTCATAGGTCCCTCCTAGTCATTTCTTCTTTTCTCTTTCGGGCTTCCAGCCCATTTTTCGCATCGTACCGTACACATAGGCATCTTTACGTTCGCCGGTCAAGCCCTTTTTCGCCGCTTCCCTCACAAGTTTCCTTTCGAGTTCCTTCGGCACGGTATCACCTCCTTCATTCTTCTGCAAGTTCATATGTTTTCTCGAATATATGGATGAGCGACATAAACAACCCTTCTCATAACTTCTCGATCTCCCTGTATGTTATCGCCCCAACACCCGGGCTTTCGCTCAGTTCGTTAAAATGCGCATTCTCATGTTGCGGATACATAAACTCAATCATTGCAAAATTCGCAACGTCGCAAAGGTATTCTGTGTTGCCTGTCTTTTTGTAGAGTTCAAGCCGTTTTTCAAGGTTTTGTATAGCATTGACCAACTTATTGCCGTAATTCTCCCTGACAGGTCCGTATTTATGGAATGACACAATCATGCGATTTTTGCGGAGCTGGTCAAAATGTTCCGAATACTCAGTTTTAAGGATTTGCTCATTTGTCAACTATACTCACCTCAAATCTCTCTGCCCCCACCCTGGCATACAAGAGATTGTACCCTCCTGCTCGTCGCAGGCACTCCATAATCTTTTTGTCAGCTGCCGCTGACCGCCCGCGCAATGCGAGCCACAATATAACTAAATTTGAGCTAGTTTTATGTAGTCTGGATTCATAGGCTTTATAAAGCTACTTGG